GTTTTTAATGAACACAGATTGGGTATTTCAGGAACCTATTGATTTTGAGCACAAACAATACGTCCTATTAGATTTTTTACAAAAAATGGATAAACAACTTCAAAATTTGAAGTTATATCCTAATTTTCAACAAATTTCATTACACCTTGCTAGTGTTAATCTTATCACCGAAAAGGGTCAGTATTTAACACTTACTAGAATACTTAAAGACCCTGATGATGAAATATTGATTTCTGATTTATTGGCAAATAGTCTACCGTTATTCACAAAAGAAGAAATACTTGAAATATATAAAGTGTGTCTATATTCAAACGATAGAATCAAAGATTTCTTTAATCAAGCAAAGGCGTTATGGGACGTTGCTAACGACTCCATTTCTATAGAACCAATACAAAATTCAAAAAATATAGAACCAAAAGAAGGTTTATTTTTTATTAAAGATAATGGATTAACACATCTTTATGAGTTTACCGTTAAACCAATTAAAAAAGGCGTGGTAGACACAAAATGTGTAATTAAAAAAGTGTGTATATGTGAAGAAGATAGTTTTGAAGAAAAACTATCTGAGGTTAAAAAATCATTAATAAAAAATATAAATGACCCTAAAATTTATAAAAATTTAATAGTATTTAAAGTTCATCATACAGAACAATTTCCATTTAAAGAAACATTATTACCAATTTCAAAAAGAAAGGTAATGAATTATATGATACAATCTAAATTAATTAAGAACAAAAATTTGACAAAAAGAGATTAATCATTTAAATTTAAATATTATGGAATTAGACGTATATCAAGTTATTAAAGAGTTAATGAAAGAACACCCAAACGATTCAGAATTGGGTAAAAAAGTTAGAGAGTTCATTAATGGAGTTAAAAAAATTAAAGACGCAAAAAATGGGATTCAACAAAAGGTTTCTTTGTAAAGAAAATATACTTAAAAACTTAGACAGAATCATGGAATACCTTGATGCTGACGCTGTCCTTACCAAGGACGAATTCTCAAGAGACGTTTATCGTTTATTCAATCAAGGAAAATCAAAAGAACAAATAATCCAATATATAATAGAAAACGAATGAAAGTTGTATTAGAATACGTGTGGCTCGACGGATATAAGCCGGAGCCAAATCTTAGAAGTAAAGTTAAGATTGTTGAATACGAATCAATTAAGACCTTAAAAATTGAAGATTTTCCTATATGGAATTTTGATGGGTCATCAACTAATCAGGCAGAGACAGGTAAGTCAGATTGTTTATTAAAACCTGTTAGACTCTATAAATCAAAATCTTTTCCATTAGAAAAAAGTGTTCTTTATGTGTTTTGTGAGGTAATGGATTCTGATAATATACCACATAAAACAAATCACAGGTCGACCCTTAATGAAGAACAAGAAGATTTATGGTTTGGTTTTGAACAAGAATATTTCATATATAACGAAACTGGTGGTAATGTTTTAGGTCACGATAGAAGATTACTTGAAGGACAAGGAAAATATTATTGTGGTGTTGGTCATAATGTGGTTGGTCGTGATTTTGTTGAAGAACATTTAAATATGTGTTTAGACCACAAAATTGACATTACCGGAACAAATGCTGAAGTGGCATTAGGTCAATGGGAATATCAAGTATTTTCAAAAGGTAAATTAAAAGGTGGTGATGACTTATGGATGAGTAGGTATTTCCTGTATAAGATTTCTGAAAAATATGGTTATCATATTGAACTACATCCAAAACCATTAATTTATGGTGAATGGAATGGTTCTGGATTACACACCAACTTTTCAAACGATAGGATGAGAAATAAAGGAGGGTACGAATATTTTTTATCAATATTTAATTCATTTGGGTCAAGACACCAAGAACATATTAAGGCTTATGGGTCTAATAACGATTTACGACTTACTGGTGACTTTGAAACACAATCAATTGATACATTCAGTTGGGGTGTGTCCGATCGTGGGGCATCTATTCGTGTACCACAAGATACTGCAAAAGAATGGAAAGGGTATGTTGAGGACAGAAGACCTGGGTCAAATGCCAATCCATATAAAATTATTAAAGAAATTGTAACATCTTTAGGTGCGGCAGAACAAATCTATGAGGTTAAACATATGATGACTAAAAGTGTTAAAACAGAAGGTTTAAATCAGAAGTTTGGTACAATGTCAAATGAAGAATTATTAAAGGAATATAGAGAAGAATAATGGAACAAGTAAATCACCCACAACATTACGGAGGACAGGACAACCCATACGAAGTAATTAAAGTTATTGATGCTTGGAACTTAGGATTTTCTTTGGGTAATACGGTTAAGTATATTTCAAGAGCAGGAAAGAAAAATAAAGAAAAAGAATTGGAGGACCTTAAGAAAGCAATGTGGTATCTTCAACACCATGTTGATAATTTAGAAAAAAATGTCTAATATGGATTGGAATCCAAACGAATGGCAAGGTAGAACCAGAGAACAAGTAGAAAGAAACAATAAAGTCTTTGGTTATTCGGTTATTATGTCAATAATCGTAGTAGTCATTGTATTAGTAGTACTGATTTTAAATTAAAAAAAAATGAAACTAACAGAAGAACAAAAAAATCATATTCATGAGCAATATGATGCCTTAAAACAAACAGATAAAGAGTTTGAGGAAATACACGATATGATTGTTGAACATTGTGTTGATGAATACATTGTTGATTTATCGTATGATGAGGATGGAGACCTATATGAGGAGTTTTCAAATGAAGTGTGGGATTTTTTAGAGACTATAAAATAAGAAGATGATAGAAACAGGAAAGATAATAAACGGAGATTGCGTTGAGGTAATGAAGACATTACCCGAAGGGTCTGTAGATTTAATTGTAACGTCACCACCTTATGGTGTTGGAATTGCGTATGACGTTCATGAGGATGATGTTGAATTTAACGAATATGTTGAGTTTGCCAAAAATTGGTTAAGCGAATCCTATAGGTTGTTAAAGGACGATGGGAGAATTGCTTTGAACATACCTTACGAGATTAATCGTCAAAAGAAAGGTGGAAGAATTTTCTTTGTTTCTGAAATGTGGCAAATAATGAAAGAGATTGGTTATGGGTTCTTTGGAATTGTTGACCTTGAGGAGCAATCACCACATAGAAGTAAGACTACCGCATGGGGTTCTTGGATGAGTCCGTCTAGCCCTTATATCTATAACCCAAAGGAGTGTGTCATATTAGCATACAAAAAACACCACATTAAAAAGGTTAAAGGAGAGCCCCAGTGGAAAGGAACCCCTACTGAAATTGAACAGGAGGATGGAATCATAAAAAAGAAAGTTGTATATGAAGAGACAGATAAGAAAGAGTTTATGGAACTTGTGTTTGGTCAGTGGAATTACTTTGCAGATACTAAATCACTCACCAAGGCGACCTTCTCAATGGACATCCCAACAAAGGCGATTAAAATATTGTCCTACAAAAACGATGTAGTGTTAGATCCGTTTGGTGGCGGCAGAGATATTGGGTCGTAGATGGTTGGGTATTGAGTTATCACCAAATTACGTGGAAATTGCCAAAACAAGAGTTGAATATTTTAAAACTTTAGGTCAAATACAAGAAATCCCATTTTCATAAATGGGATTTTTTATTTTATATAGTATTTATATATTATGAAAAATATCATTACAGAAATATTAAGAATTAAACAAATGATGGGAATTTTTGAAAGTCTTGAAGATGATAAAAAAATTTCAGACGAATACATAGAATTTATAAAAAACACATCAATCGATGACCAATTGGGTAAAGACAAAGAAAGGTATTTAGAATTACAACAAAAATATTATGATGTTCGCCCACGAAATTCTGTTTATGAAAAAATAAAAAATTCAACATCTTTAGATGAATTGAGGAATTTATTTTCAAAAGACTATGAGTTTAAGGATAATGTAAGAAATAATTTTTGTGGTGATGAAGAAATTGATGGAATAATAGAAGTTTTATGTATTTTGAATGGGGGGTCTAATGAAGGGCATTTAGGAAAAGAAAGCTGTAATTGGCATAGAAGTGTATTATCTAATTTAACAATTGACACCAATTTACTTGACTTAATACCTGGACTTAAAGAAAAGGCATTAAAATTAAAAACAATAAGTAGTGCGAATAAAATAAAATCAAATTTTGAAAATACTCAAACAAACATTGAAAATACTCAAACAAACATTGAAAAAAACAAATCAACAATAAGTGCTGACCAGTATATATCAAAATTAAATTATAGTGATGTTGGATTTAATGCTGCTGAACCAAGTGAAAGTATGAAAAAATACTCTGAATCTTTAGCAAAAGAAGACCCAAATGAAGTAGAATCATTAGTAAAAAGCTTGATTAGTAGGTTCAAAAATTTGATGACAACCAAAGTAAATAAAGAAATAAGTCGGGCTGGTATGAGCGAAAGTTGGGCATATTGGGATGTTGGTAAACAACTTTATTTTTACAATAATCCTGAAGAAAGTGATTATAAACTTGGAAATCCTTTAACCGACAAATGGATACAACAAAGTATTATTAACAGAATGATTGGTTGGGAAGTTACAAATGGTGGAAAAAAACCTAATGGTAATAAATATTCTTCTAAAGAATTGGCAAATATTGGAGAAACTTATTTATAAAAATTATTGTAAAATTACAAATACAAGAAATCCCATTTATATAAATGGGATTTTTTATTTTATATAGTATTTATATTATATGAAAAGATTAATTAAAGAATCGGGGATTAGAAATATTAATGTATTGGCTAAACGTTATAAAAAGGCTAAGATATATTTTCATCAAGATTTAGATGGTGTTACCACGGCAATAGGAATGAAAAGTTATTTAGAAAACTACGGAATTAAAGTGGTGGATGCAGAAGTTATTCAATATGGAGATAAGGAATTTTCAGTTAAAAAACCTGACGCTAGTGGTGAGGTAATGCCTGTTCTGGTTGATTTTGCTCACGGTAAACCAATGTTTGTTATTCATACGGACCACCACGATACACAAGCTGGAGTTGAACCAGAAACATCCACAAGTTTTAAGTCTTCAAGATCGAACATAGAAACAATATCACAAGTTGTGTCACCAAAAGAAATATTTCCAACAGAGGATATTAATATTATATCAACAGTAGACTCTGCAAATTTTGCTGTTAACAAAATATCACCTGAAATGGTTATGAACTACTTACTTAAATTTGATAAGGATAGTAGTTTAAAATCAAACAAGTTTTTAATGGGATTAGTTGCAAATAAATTATTATTGGCATTTAAAAACAAACCAGAGTTTTTAGAACAGATAGTATTAAATGCTCAACCATCACTTTTAAGTATTTTAAATAACATTAAAAAACAAATATCAACTAAAGGGTATGCGAGTACGGAAGATTTGGTTCAAAACCAAGCAAATTATATTGAAAAACAAAAAGAAAATCCAAACGTTACAAGGGTGGGTAGTATTATTGTACAGTATGGTGGTGGGTCTATGATTAAACCCGGTTCATATGATAGATATACGCCGTTTAAAAACAATCCTGACGCTGACTTTATAGTTATTGCTTGGCCGTTAGGATTAGTACAGGCTTCTTGTAACCCATTCAAAGAGGATAGGGCGTTAAAGGGTGTGGATTTAGGTGAAATGAAAAATGAAGTTTTGGCTAAATTTGAAAACGATTTAAAAGGGATGACCATCACATTTGGTACACTTAAAAGACTATCTGAAATACAGGCAGAATACCAATCTGTTGGATTCACATTAAAAGATTTAATGGCGATTTACGGAAATAGAGATTCATTTAAAGCAAATGCGGATGATAAATTATTAACCATTATTGGTAATATTTCTGAAAAACTTTATAGAAACTTAACAGACAAACAAAAAGAATTGTTAGATAGGATTACTGTTAATGGGTGGGATATTATCCAAGCCAATTCCGGTGGACATAAATGTATTACAAATATTTCCGGTATTAGTTATTTATATAGAAATAAAAAAGAATCGGTGGTTGAATATGATGATAATCGATTAACGGCCATTAGTACCTATAAGGGTAATAATAGTTTTGTGAAAGATATTAAATCAAAACTATCTAAATATAAAAGTCTATCTGATCCGCAAATACTTGCGGCTATGAGACAAATAGAAAAGGAAGGCACAACTACTCAAGTAGTTGCCACAGATAATATCACATCTTATGTTCAATTAACTAAAGCAATACAACAGGAGTTTGTTAAAGTTTTAAAATCAAAAATACCAAACAATGAAACGGTTACAGAGAGTGTAAAAAACGGTAACAAATATTTTGTGGGTGATAGTGAAATAGAAGGAAAGGGAGTATTCGCCGCTAAAAATTTAAAAAAGGGTGATGTTGTTGGTTTATTACATGATATTATAGAATTAGGTTATAGTTATGATTTTACGGAACTTGGCAAAATGCATAATCACAAAGATGAGCCAAATTGTCATAACGAATTAGTTGATGGTAAAAAAAGATTTTTAGTAGCATCCAAAGACATTGAAGAAGGGGAAGAATTAACGACAGATTATAGATTACAACCTGATTTAGAGCAACCTGTAAAATATTGGGGCGGGAATGTTAATGAGGAAAGAGAAACTAAAGATATGTTACCACACGTTGATGGGTATAGGGATTATTCACCATTTAAAGATATGGATTATATTATTGTACCTGGTAATGGTATTGATTGTGATGGTATCGTACATGATTTAATCTTAATTGGTGATAATGGCAGTGTTAAATTCTGCAAGAAAAATAGTGGAGTTTATTATTTAGACGGCGCGAACAAAGTTGTGGAAATACCGGTAAAAAAATATGACAACGTAAAAAAGATTTTTAGTAGTAAAGAATCATTTGCTGAATGGTTAGAGAAGACAATAGATGAGATAGATGTTAATAATGAATTAATG